TGTTCAGCCGTCGCTTGTAAAAGATAACGGCAGGACTACTAAGAATTGATTTGTAATAATAAGCATGATATAATGTCTGGAGAAATATAAACGGATAGGAGGTGAAAGCATGAATAGAGCGCGTACAAGAGCTTCTAGCGGCGGCGGTGTGGATACTGGAATCAGACGTTCAAGATCTGGCGGCGGTACGAGTCGTGGCGGTTCTGGCGGATCCGGTGGCTGAGTGAAAAATACATTTGCAGGAAAGGCTGAGAACACGAATAATGTTTTCAGCCTTTTATGGATTATACAATTATGTCTACTGTGCTTTATGATCCAATAAAAACAATGTCAAAGGTGACAGATGAAGTCATTGTGGCATTTTCCGGTGGAAAGGAAAGTATAGTTGTTACTGATTTGGCATTCCGGTATTTTAAAAAGGTGCGTCTATTTTTCATGTATATATGCCCGGATTTGTCATTTCAGGAGCGAACGCTTGAATGGTATGAGAAGAAATATCAAACTGAAATCATCCGCGTTCCGCACATGGATGTATCAGAATTCTTTCATTACGGATCATTCAGAATGCCGGATAATACTTTCCCGATTGTGTCCATCAACGATATTTACAAATGGGTACGTCTGGAAACAAATATCTGGTGGATCGCCGCAGGTGAAAGAATCAATGATTCTATCGTCAGACGCGCTATGATGAAAAAATCCGGCAGTATTGATGTTCAGCGTGGACGATTTTATCCCGTTTCTGCATGGAAAAAGCAAGAAGTTATTGATTATATTAAGTTCCACAATCTGTATCTGGGGCAGGATTCAAAGAAATTAGGCTTTTCTTTTAAATCATTATGGGGAAAAGAGCTTGCTATGTTGAAAGAACATTTCCCGGATGATTATTACAAAGTGTTGCGGCTGTATCCGTTTGCGGCGGCAGGAGTAAAGAGGTTTGAAGAATATGGCGAAGAGTAAATTTCAGGCGTATGAAACTGAGACAATCAGCCGTGATATGATTAAGAACGCGCCGTACAATCCCCGGATCATGGATCCGAAAGCGAAAAAGCGGCTGAAACAGAACATCGCAAAGCATGGTTTAGTCGCGGCGCTGACGTGGAACAAGCGCACAGGCAACCTTGTGGGAGGGCATCAGCGGCTTGAACAACTTGACGCACTCGAAAAGTCAAAAGACTATGATCTGACCGTCTGCGTCGTGGATGTGGATGAGCGGGAAGAGGCCGCGCTGAATGTTCAGCTCAATAATCCGTCCATGCAGGGAGAATGGGATCTGGACAAACTCGCCAATATGACAGAAGAGTTTGATCTTGATCTTTCTGAGGATTTGGGATTCACTGAGTCAGATATTGATTTCATGTTTGAGGGCGACGATAGATTTTCGCAGCTTTTTGAGACGCAGGAAGGTGAAAACATGCGCGGTGATCTTCAGAAAGTCAAAGAGGCCCGTGCAAAGTCTGTTGAAAACCTGAAAGAGCGCAATAGCATTGATTGGTATACTGTAATCGTGTTTGAAAATGAGGCAGATCATGACGCATTCATGAAAGAGATATCAATTCCAAAATATGAAAAATATATCACAGAAGATCAGGTTAGAAGAATTGCAAAATAAAAGAGGCTTTATGCCTCTAAATAAAAAAAAGAGCCGCTTTTTTGCGGCTCTTCTGATCATACAAATAGTGGCTCCCAGATCTCGTGGTACATCTTTTCGTCCTCTTCGTCCGTTTTTGGCTCCTCCAAGTATTCTACATCTCCGTCATAGTTCCATAGTGATAATTTACCTTTTAATGGTATCGGTCGAATCGGCCGTATATCTTCAAAGATCCATGCAAACGCATTCTCCGGCATGTCTGCAGGTGCCATACAAGCTGCCTGCAGGTGTTCTTTCTTAAATGGTACAATGTCAACAAGCTTTACGGTACAAAGTGCATGGCCCGGTATGGTGTCTTTCAGCTTTTTATTCGTGCTACAAATAAGAATTTCTCCCCTGTAATCCGTTTGCCATGTCCGACATTCTATAGTCTTTTTGCCTGCAAAAATCATGCCCGCATAATACGGGTGAATTGATAATGCTTTCAATGCTTATTTCCTCCCTATAAGCTTATTTCATGGTTATAACCCCTATACAGTATAGTATAGGGGCTTTTCTTTGATTTTATGGGGCCGCTGTGGCGTTTGTCAATTATTTATATATGCTTCTGTTTGCGATCAGATACAGGCACAGCCAAGCGCTGCAGGCTGTGAATACGATTAATGGCACATTGCTTTCACTGTCCGCAAAACATGCCGCAATTGTCATGATAATGATTGTGCCTTTTGTAATGCACTTCAGAATTTTATTTTTCATTCCTTTCCCTCCTTCCCTGTCTTAACATACAGGCAGTACATGTTATAGCCTGTGTGCTCATAATCTGCAGGCCATGCGGCATACATGCATGTTGAACAGGTCGCAAACTGTCCGCAGATCTTCTGCGTGGCTACAACTGCGGGGCTGTAAAGCCTGCGCATTTCCGCATTATTTTTGTTTAAAACCATCTTTCTGCCTCCTATGTGATTATCAATGTGCCTACTCTACTCTGCGTTTATACGGGCTTGTAACCGTCCTACGGGCCGCATTAGAGCGGGGTTGTATGCCCCTGTCTTCCTTTCGTGTGCCCTGTCTCATCAGTACAGGTGGGGCGGTTCCTGCAGACGGCCGTCAGGCCGTTTCGACTTGTGTTGTCGCTTCAATGTATTCAAGCTTTGCATGAGTGCCTGTTGTGTAATATCTGTAAGCATAATGAACGTTTTCTGCGTGCTGTTCGTCGTTCGCGTGCCATCCTACAGAATTGCTTCTCTTACACATCACAGCTTTATACAACTGTTTTTTCCATCCATCAGGTGTATATGCTTTCGGCTTACCTTCTGCTTTCATGATCCTGATAAGATACAGCTTGTCTTCATCATATTCTTTTTCAGCTGCTTCAAGCGCTTCAAAATCTGTTTTGGCGTTAATCGGCAGATACTCATAACCAATGTGGTGCTTTCCTGATAAATAATCCTTGTAAATGATATACTTCATATTAAATCCTCCTGTATGGTGTAGCTCTTTGCTATGACTTAATTATAGCGCTCTATATTTAAATGTCAATAGTATTTTGTTGATTTTATGTTTTGCACAATATAGCGCGCTGAAATTTGTGTATGTTGCATAGTGCGCCTGTTTTTGTTACAATGTAATCGAAAGGCGGTGACATATGGCAACAGGTAAATATAAAGAGTGGTTAGAACCTGATAAATTGATCCTTCTGCAGGGCTGGCGGCGTGACGGTCTCCGGTATGATCAGATTGCCGCAAATATCGGTATTAATGAGGCAACATTATATGAATGGGTGAAAAGATACGACAAGATTGCCGAGGCGTTAAAAAAGGGCGAGGAGGTAATGGTCTATGAGGTCGAAAACGCCCTGTACAAGGCTGCAATCGGGTATGATGTAACTGAAACGGACCAGACGGAAACAATCTATCCGGACGGTACAAAAGTAGTAAACAAGCACGCAAAAAAACGACATGTGCCGCCGTCTGTGGGGGCTATTTGCTTTATACTGAAGAACAGACGGTCTGACAAGTGGCAGGACAAACCAATTGTTATGGATACCACTGCGCTTGATAAACTCGATGCTATTTTGAAAGAAGCGAAGGAAGCGGCGAACAATGAAGTTCAGCAAGAAGCAGAATGAATTTATACGGAACGCAAATCACCGATATAATTTCAAAATCGGTGCTGTTCGATCTGGAAAGTCATTCGTCGATATTGCATATATAGTCCCGAGTCGATTGCGAGCGCTTAAAGACAAGGATGGGTTGAATGTTATACTTGGGGTATCGAAGGAAACAATAGAGCGTAATGTATTACAGCCCATGCGCGAGATTTACACGGATATTATAGTCAGCACAATCAATCAGAGAAATATTGCGTATGTTTGCGGAGTTCCGGTTTATTGTCTTGGCGCAGAAAAAATCTCACAAGTATCAAAAATTCAGGGATCGTCAATCAAATATTGTTATGGCGACGAAATTGCAAAATGGAACAAAGAAGTATTCGCAATGCTTCAATCTCGACTGGATAAGCCGTACAGTTGTTTTGATGGTGCGTGTAACCCTGAGTATCCGGGGCACTGGCTGAAGAAATTCATAGACCGGGATGATATCGATGCATATATTCAACCATATACAATTTTTGACAACCCGTTTCTGCCGCCCGAATTTATAGACAACCTGCAAAAAGAATATGCCGGAACTGTTTACTATGGGCGATATATAAAAGGCGAGTGGACGCTTGCTGAGGGGCTTATTTATCCGATGTATGAACAGGCCATATGTGAAGTACCAGATGAACAACCATCCGAATACTGTATAGCGATAGACTATGGAACAATGAACGCTTTTGCGGCGCTTCTATTTGCCAAAATAAAAAACACATGGTACGCTGTGCGTGAATATTATTATTCCGGCCGGATAGAAGGTGTGCAGAAAACGGATGAACAATACGCGCAAGATATTGATGCTTGGTGCGCAGATATTCTGTCAGATCAAAAGTTGGAAACAATTATTGACCCGTCAGCTGCTTCATTCATTGCCGTGCTAAGAAAGCGAAACCATCGGTACAAGGTTTTGAAAGCGGATAACGCCGTACTTGATGGGATCCGAGAGACTGCAAATGCGTTAAGTAATGGGTACATAAAGATATCTAAAACCTGCAAGAACTGGAAGGAAGAAGCCGCAGGTTATGTCTGGGACACTAACTGTATAGATGATCGGCCTGTAAAAGAAAATGATCATCTCATGGATGTCACACGCTACTTTGCAAAAACAAAACATGTAATTAGAAAAGCAACAAGAAAGGATGGTGCAGAGGATATTGATTACTTATCAGGATCTGTTAGAGGTTGGTTTGGACGAGGCACAGCGGGCCGAGTTTACACGTAAGGTAATTTATAATCACAAGAATTCTGAGGACTATGAACGTGCTGTAGTGGCGCAGGATTATGACAGTAAACATAATACCACAATTACGAATTACAGGAAGTTACTGTACACGATTTCCGGACAGGCTGTAGAAGATAACTATAGTGCGAACTATAAGATCTGCTCAAGTTTCTTCAATCGTTTTGTCACACAGGAAACGCAGTATCTCCTGGGTAATGGTGTGAGTTGGAATGATGACAGCACGGCGGATAAACTGGGCAAAGATTTTGATACACGTCTGCAACAGCTTGGACACTATGCCCTTGTGGATAAGGTGTCTTTCGGCTTCTGGAACTATGATCATCTGGAAGTGTTCAGGCTGACAGAGTTTGCCCCGCTTTACGATGAAGAGGATGGAGCGCTTAAGGCCGGAGTCCGCTTCTGGCAGATCGACCCGGTTAAGCCGCTGAGGGCTACGCTGTATGAACTGGATGGATATACGAATTAC